ACCTCCACCGCGCTCTCCACTCGAACCTCCGCCTCCTCCAGCACCAACCACAACCACAAAAACATCTGTATATTTGCGGTCGAACGTATGGGTGTAGCTCCCTGGTGATGTGTATTCCTTTATCAGACTATATCCGATTGAGCCAAGCGCCTGTTCAACACTCGTGTCCACATACTGCTTGTTGGCGGCATCTGCGGAATCAGAAGGAGCGGCCAGATTGGCTATCTTGTGCCCGGTCATATCCGTGTTTGCTTTAAGTGCAACACCGCTCTCAGAGGTCTGTAGCACCTGCGTCGTGTTGTTGACCAGATTGATGCCGGAAGTGCCGACTGTGATCGCTGCCGCTCCCTCAGCCAGGGGGGCCTCAATCCGGATATTCCCGTTTGGCATCATCTTGATTTGAGCGGCAGAGCCCCCGTGCTTGATGGCCTTGTCCGCCGGGATGGTGATATCTCCCTGCATCGTCCCGCCAGTCAAAGGCAGATACTCGCCTCCGCCCTTTTGGGCCAGCTCGTCGATCGCCTCTTGCACATTGGTGGCCTCCAGGCCGCTGCCCGTGTTGCTGTAGCCCACATATTCGGCGGAGAGGTCGCCGCCCTCTCCGTCTTCGGTTACTTCGATGGTGTACGGCCCTTCGCCCAGGCTCTCCCCCATCTGCATCGTGCCGCCGCCGGAAACAGTGACGGCGTCCGGTGTATCCAATGTCAGAGTGTTTCCCTGTTGAGTCGCTTTCACCCGTGTGCCGCCCTGAATGGTCAGAGCGTTTACACCGTTTATTGTTGCATCCTTACCGGGTGCCCCATCTGCTCCGGCCGGGCCAGCGGGCCCATCTTGTCCAGGGTCCCCCTTCGGGCCGGTCGGCCCAGCAGGCCCTTCCGGGCCCTGTGGGCCTTGTGCTCCATCCGCCCCGGCCTCTCCGGGATCACCTTTGGGCCCCTGGGGGCCCGTGGGGCCAGCCGGGCCAGCAGGCCCCTGCGCCCCGTCCTTACCCGGAGGGCCCTGTTCGCCCGGTGCCCCGGCTGGGCCGGGGGAACCTGGCGCGCCGTCTGCTCCGGCGGGGCCTGTCAGCTCTCCGGATTCATACTTCTCCTGGAAGGTCTGTCCGTCGGTGAAGGTCACCAGACTGGCGGTGTAATCTCCCTTGGCCGGTTTCACCGCTCCTGTGCGGTTGTTAAAGGAGGTCACACCGCCGCCCGCCGCGTCCTGGGCCCGTGCAGACCAGTATTTGGCGTTGTTGGTGTCCTCCCCTTCCCGCGTTCCGGTTCCGCCCACCGCCCAGCTCTCCGCCTCCGTGGCGGATGCCGCGGCGTTTTCCTCCGCCTGACCGATGGACGCGGCGCTGGCGGCAGCCGCTTCCGCGCTCTTCTCCGCCGCGGCAGCCTTTTGCCCGGCCAGCTCCGCGCTGGCCGCAGCCTCTCCGGCGGAATCGCTTGCATTTCCAGCCGCCGCCTCTGCGCCGTTCTTGGCGCTGACTGCGGTTTCCTTCGCACTCACCGCCGTCTCCGAAGCCGTGACCGCGGAATCTCTCGCCGCCTCTGCGGCTGTCTTTGCGGATTCCGCCGCCGTCCGTGCAGTCTCCGCCTTGCCCTGGGCCATAACCGCGGCGTCTCTGGAGGCCGCCGCCCCCTCTGCGCTTTCGCCTGCCTGGGCCGCGCTTTCGGAAGCCTGGGATGCACTTCCCGCCGCCGCTATCGCGCTCGCGCCCGCATCTTCCGCCTTTTGGGACGCCGTGGATGCGCTGCCCGCTGCGGCCGATGCGCTTTCCTCTGCGGCATCCGCATCTCCGGCCGCCTGGGCCGCGGCCGCCTCTGCCGCCTTGCGCGCGGCCTCTGCCGCTGTGGCCGAATCCGATACCGCCTTTTGAGCAGCTTCCGCTGCCTCCGCGCTTTTCGCCGCATCTTCTGCGCTGCCCGCCGCAGCCGCGGCGCTGTCCACGGCCTTCCCTGCTTCCTGCCGCGCCGTGGCGGCGCTCTCCTGGGCAGAAGCCGCCGATTCCTGCGCTTTGCTCTTTGCTGCCTCTGCGGCGTCTCTCGCGCTCTCCGCTCCCGTCTTCGCGGCTGCGGCATTCTGCGCATCCTGCGCCGCAGCAGTGGCGCTCTTTCCGGCGGCTGCCGCCTGCTCCGCCGCAGAGGCCGCGGCGGTTTCCGCACCCGTCCGGGCCGACTCGGCGGCTTCCTGCGCCGCTTCCGCACCCGCCTGTGCTGTTTCCGCCGCCTCCTTTGCGGCGGTAGCCTGTTCGAGCACCTCTGTGATGACCTCTCCCTGGAGTTCATTGATATCTATGAGTTCGATCCATTCGTCCGCGTCCTCATATTTCCATTCCAGCATCTTGGTGTCTTCGTTGTAGCGGAGCTGCACCTTGTCGCCCTTCAACGTCTCCAGCCACTCCGCCTCCGTGCCCTTGAATCCGTGCTTAACGGCGATTCCGTAGGCGGTGATATAGTAGCCGCGCCAGCGCTTTTCCTGTTCGTTACACTCCATAGTAGACCTCCCCGTGGGTGTCCGCCGGGCTGTAGGTCAGGGCGAACCACCGGATAAACTCGCCGAAAAAGGCGTTAAACATCTGCATCGTGTTCTGGTACTTTTCATACTCCCCGTTGGCGTAGTCCACACGGGCCTCCAGATAGGCCGGATAGAGCTTGTCGTGGGGCGGCTGCGCCAGGAGCTCCACGTCCTTGTCCTGCTCGTAGGAGTAGGTGATGACCTCCTCGCTGGCAAACAGAAGCACCTCCGTCTGCACCATTCCCTCCACCTCATTGAGCCACCGGGTCTTTTCTTCGTTGGAAAAGGCGTTCGGCTTGACCTCGTCCACCACCTGTATCACCTGAGCTACGGTCATGCTATCCCTCCTATCTGAAAGCCGGGCGGCGGCAAATCCGCCGCCCGGCTTTTATTCTGTCAGCCGCTGATAAGCTGAGTGCCGCCGCTTACGCCGCCCACCGCGGCGAAGCGCCAGTCGTTGAAGCCCGCGGTGAACCGGGCGCGGCCCTTCCACACGTTTGCGTCGTTGCCGGGGTCAATCTCACTGCGCACGTTGAGCTGCACGCGGTCAAACCACATGGCACCACCGTACTGCTCGTTGTACCGGCTGTCCAGCAGCACCCAGGGAGACGTATCGGCGGTAATGAACTGGTTGAGGTAGGGCCAGATGATCACCGACCACCGGCCGTACTGGTAGTTAAAGCCGTTGTTGGAGGTGGTGGGGTCCTTGTCCGCGCCGATGGCGGCGAACACGTCCTTCTTGAGCTTGTAGTTGTTTGGGATCAGAATAGTGTCGGGGGCCACGTCCAGAATCTCGCCGTTGTCCCCCCGGAAGTCCTGCATGGCCGTCTCCATAGCGCCGAGGGCGTCGTTGGAGAAGGCGTCCGCAAACTGGTTGGACTGGGTACCCTTGTTGCGCTCCAGGGCGGAGGGGTGGGCCTTGTCGAACAGGGCCTTGCCGTCCGCGCCCTTGGCGTCAAAGGTGCGGCCGTGGAAGCTTACAGAAGTCTTGCCCGTGATGGCCGCGCCGTACAGGGCCGCGCCGAACTTCTCCCGGGTGCGGTAATACCCGGCGATAAACTGGGCGGGCCGCTTGCGCAGGTCCATCAGCTTTGCGTCCTCCACAATCTCCTGGGACATGGAGAAGGAGTCCTTCCAGGTCATGTGCTCCAGGGTCTTGTCGAAGCCCTCCTGCATGCTGTCCAGGGGATAGGTTCCGTTCTCGCCCACGGGCTGGAAGCCCTCCATGGCGGTCATGGTGCCCATCTTCTCGGCCCACTTGTTGGAGCTCTCCATATTGAACAGCTCCTTGAGCATGCTCTGCTGCTCGAACGCCTCGCCCCGCTTCTCAAGGAACATGCGGATCGGGGCCTGGGACTTGCCAAAAATGCTGTCCTGGAGGCCGGAGCCTTCAGTGAATGTAATACCTGCCATTTCGTCGTCGCGGACTTCACATCATTCGCTTTTCCGCAAGCGGGAAAGCTCACTCGTTTTGTCGCTCCTCCTCTCCGGTGCAAACCCACTTCGTTGGGCTTTGCCCCGGTTCAGGGTGCGGCTCGTCCGCTCTCTCTCCTTTCTGAATGATTTTGTTTTATCAGCCGCCGCTCTGCGTGATGTTCACCACGGCGGGGAACCGGACGCGCACCCGGTCGCCTGCGGCGGTGCCGTCCATGCCTACCACCTCGGCCACACCGTTCGTCTTGGTAGCGGTGACCTGTAGGCCGTCGGTGTGCAGCGTCACCTTGTCGCCCAGCTTGATCGCCGATGCGGCGGCCTGGAAGGTGGTCTCAAACATCATATCGGGCAGCACCCGCAGCACGGGGATGATGTCGCCCGCGGTGCACGCCTTGTCCATCTCAACCATGCTGATGTAGGTGGGGGTGGTGGTGCCGCTGGCAACCGCCAGATTGCCCCCTGTCTGTGCCAGGGCCATGCCCACTTTAGGGGTGATGGCCCCCGCGGGCAGGTACTCGATGCCGGGGATTCTGCCCCCGTCTACCTGCTGAATGAGAAATGCCATTTTATTGCTCCTTTCGGCTGTTCTTCATGTAGCTTTGATAGTGCTTCTGGATCTCCTCTTTGGTCGCGCCGGGGTTCAGCACCCGGTACTCCTCAAGGACGCTGTCTGGGACGGGAATCGCCCCGCCGCCGCGGCTCTCGGTGGCTTTCAGGTGCTGCTTGCTCTGCACGGAGTTGATGGCCGCCTTCCGGCTGGCCTCCGCGGCCCGCTGGGTCAGCGTGTCATAGTTCGCCAAACGGTAGGCGTCCAGGATGGAGTAGCCCCGCTTGACCATGTCGTACAGCTTGGGATAGGTGTCCAGCTTCGCCAGATCGCCCAGCTCCTTGACCGTGGGGTCGATGGCCTGAATCTGCCGGAGCTGCTCGTCCACCCTTGCCTTTGCCTCCTGCTCTCTGGCCTGCCTTGCGGCGGCCTCCGCCTCGGCTTTGGCCTGCCGGGCCGCCCGCACCTCCGGGAGGCCCTGGACAAACGCCTGGAACTCCTCCTGGGTAATGCCCGCCTTCTCCATGAGCTTGGCCTTCTGGTCGGCCTCGAATCGCTCCCGGTATGCCTCATACTCCGCTCTGGTGGTGATGGGCTGGCCGGTGTACGGATTCATCAGCCCCGAGGTTTTGAAAAATTCGTCCACCTGCTTCTGGGCGTCCTCTTTGGCCTGGGCAATAGCGGCGTCCCGTTCCGCCTCCGCCTTGCGGCGGGCTGCGGCAAACTGTGCGTCGCGGTCGGTTTTTGGTTCCTGCTCCGGTGCCTCCGCCTGAGGCTGTTCGGACTCTTCCGTTTCCTCTACGGCAGGGGCGGCGGCCTCCTGCTCTTCTGCGCCTTGTGCGGTGGCCGTAGTTGTGCCGGTCTCCTCCGACGGGGCGGCGATATCCGTCTCTTCTGCGCCTGTAGTGGTCTCCGGTACTTCTACGTCAAATACCGCGCCGTAGTCGATTTCCATGTATGGTCTCCTTTCGCCCTATTACTTGCCCGTTCTCAGGTCGTTGCCCTTCTTAACGGTGCCGTTCCCCTTCTTGCCTGTGGCAGGGTTGGGGGCGGTGACCTTCTGCACACCGCTGTGGCTGACCTTGCCGATGTATCCGTTCGCCATACTGCGCGCCTCCTTTCCTCTGGATTTGCCATTTCTGCGCTGTTGGCGTGCGCTCGTCGTCGCAAACTATGTTCCCCACACGCCCCGCTTTTGTCACGCTACGCGCCCTCCGCGACGGGCAACTGCTCGTCCCTCCGCAAAAAACACCTTGCGCCTGCGGCGCAACTGCTTTTTCGCCTGCGGGTCTCGCTGTTTCCCTGCTCCCGGGCGCTCCGCGCTTCTGTGTAGGGGCGGCCC